GAGCGGCTCAGAATGCAGGTGCATTACTTCCCGTTTGGCGGTTTAAAGGATCTGGTCGACGCCGTGTCTCGCATTTATGACCTTGATCCTCGAGGCCCAATCGTGATTGACCAAGAAGCACTAGAGCCGGAGTACGCATAATGCCGCCACCGATTCCGCAGGGTCTGGGTACGCCAGTCACAACGCGAAACTTCAGTCTGCTTGAGATGGTGTCTCGAGCGTGGGGCTCTGAGTTCAAGGCGCCCGATCACGGCATTTATGTGTTTGATGGCGGCGTCCGTCGGTTTGACAGCACCGACATGGGCACGACCGGGTTCTATCGGCGTCCCGGATCATGATGAATCCCGAAGGAGAGATGCGGCTGATTGAGGCCGGCAATGCCGATGAGGCGTTGGATTTGCAGAAGGCTAAAGAAGTCGCCACTACGCTCGAGCAGCATTACCCCGATCATCCTTGGCTAATCTCGTTCCAAGGTCGGGCGCTTATCATCCGGCATTTGGCAATATCGGATACCGTCCGTGAGGAAATGGGGCGCGAGGGTTTTGGGTTTGTGCTGAAGCATATCGACTCATCGAGCGCCACCGAGCTTGCCAAAAATGCTGTGATGGCCGGCGGTCAAATGCTCGAGGCGTTTGGGTTGCCTCGAGCGGCATGGAAAGGGCAAGATCCGATCCTGCCGGCGGGCTGGACTAAACGCGAAACGAAACACAGGCTCGGAAACGAACAGACTAGGATCATCCTGCAATGACCGTTAGTACCCAATCGCGGCCGCAGCCGCCCTCGATCATGGATCCCGGCGCGGGTGACGGTCTGGATCAGTTTCTGATCTATGGCAAAGAGGACGACGACGACGGTCTGGCGCCTGAGCAGGATCCGTCCGACGAGGCCGATGGAATTAACTGGATGTCACGCGCCCGCCAGGCATATCAGTTCTCGACTAGTTTCGTAGACAGCAATTATCGGAAGCAATGGGAAGATTCGATCCGGGCGTTTAACAGCCAGCACCCCGGCGAATCTAAATACAACAGCGAGCTGTGGCGCCGTCGGTCGCAAATCTACCGCCCCAAAACCCGATCAATTATTCGCAAAAACGAAGCCGCCGCGGCAGCAGCATTTTTCAGCAATGTCGACCGAATAAACGTGGCAGCGGTTAATGAAGGGATCCCCGCGGAGCGGTTGTCTGCGGCCATCATGAAGGAGCTGCTCAACTACCGCCTTACGAAGTCGATCCCGTGGTTTCAATTATGCGTAGGCGCGTTGCAGGATGCCCAGGTACAGGGATCTTGTGCGGCGCATATCTATTGGCGATTCACTAGCCGGCGCGGGAAAGATGGCGATCTTGAGAAGGTCGACGATCAGCCGGTTGTGGATCTGATCCCGATTGAGAACATCCGCGTCGACCCGGCTGCTAATTGGCTGGATCCGATCAACAGCAGCCCGTATGTCATTCACCTGATTCCGATGTACGTCGTGGACGTTAAGGATCGGATGAATAAGCCCGATCCGAAGGGGCGGACGTGGAAACGGTACGATGACGCCGTATTTTCGAGTTACAAGTCGGGGGGGGACGACTCGACCCGAAAGGCTCGAATCAAAGGTTCCGAGGATCCGGCTCAGTACCGCCGATCTATCAGCGATTACGATGTGGTGTGGGTACACCGTCACATCCACCGGCACGCTGGCAAGGATTGGGAGTTTTACACGCTAGAGTCGGAAAAGCTGTTGACCGAGCCCGAGCCGTTGGTCGATACGGTGTTTCACGGGAAACGTCCGTATGTGATGGGAAACGCGATCCTTGAAACGCATCGCCCGTTTCCGAGTTCGATCCCGGAGCTGACGCGGGGTTTGCAAGAGGAAGCCAATGAAGTCGCCAATCAGCGGTTGGACAATATCAAATTCGTCCTCAATAAACGGTGGTTTGCCAAACGCGGCAAAAATGTCGACCTTGCCAGTCTGGTTAGAAACGTACCTGGCGGAATCACGCTTCTTGATGACCCGGAAACGGACGTCAAGGAAGTTACATGGCCGGACGTCACCCAGTCGGCTTACCTCGAGCAAGACCGAATCGACAACGATTTTAGCGACCTAGCGGGCAATTTTGACCCGATGCAGATACAGGCCATGCGGGCGGGTCAGGCGTCGACCAACACAATGCGGATGCTGCAAGGCCCATCTAATTTGCTGACCGAATATATGCTCAAGACGTTTACGGAAACGTTTGTGCAGCCCGTTTTGCGTCACCTGATTTTGCTTGAGCAACATTACGAGACGGATGAAGTAATCCTCGGCGTGGCCGGCCAGAAAGCACAGGCATTTCAGAAATTTGGCATTTCCGAAGTGCAGGATTCGATGCTCGATCACGAATTGACGTGCACGGTCAATGTGGGCATGGGCGCCACCGATCCGGTGATGAAGCTACAGCGCTTTGTATATGGCATACAGGCATTCTCAGCCATTGCGAAACAGCCACCTGCCGGCGTGAACCTCGAGGAGATCGCCAAAGAAATATTCGGCCTGTCCGGCTATCAGGATGGTGATCGGTTCTTCAACGGTCAGGATCCCGACAAAGTGCGGTCGCAGCAGGTCATCACGGCGCTCACGACCAAACTCAAAGAGCTGTCGAGCAAGGTTCGCGAGAAAGAGCAGTCACAGGTGGTCAAGCTGCAAGTTGCCCGCGAAAACAACGCCACCAAGATCCTTACGGCGTCGATGGCGCATGGCAACGCGAACCGGCAATTGCTGGCGCAACATCTAATGGAGCTGGAAAAGACTCAGACGCCGCCGACTATGGAAGGCGCCGGGGTTCCAGCCGGTGGCCCGCCCATGCAAATGCAGAGACCGCCGACCGCGCCCGGTCTTGGCGGCGGGGCTCCAGCGGCTGGCGCACCACCGACTACGCCGGCGCCGCCACCAGGGCAGGGGGCGGGGCTTTGACACAAGGGGAATAGGGGATGAGATTAGATCCGGAAGATCCAAAAGTCCGTTGGGCGACCTTTGGGCGTCAAGTCGAGGATTTTCTTCAATCCGATATTGGCGATTATTTGCTGCGATTGGCAAAAGCCGAGGAGCTAGAGGCGCTTGAGGCGTTGGCTACGGTTTCCCCTTGGCGCACCCGACGGATCAGGGAATTGCAGAATAAAGCGTTGTTAGTCACCAAAATTCAATACTGGTTGGGGGATGCGATAGCCTCCGGCCATGCCGCTATGGAACAAATCAAGGGAGATGCAGAATGAGCGACGACAATCAGGATCAAGACATCAAGGCCCGGCTGGCAGCGCAAAACAGCGAACGGTTAGCCCGTCGGAACCAGATTGCCGACTCAGCCGACGAATTCCGCGCCAATGACATGAGCGAGATCGACGGTGGCCGTCCGGTGAATGACGACCGCGGCGACGATGATGATGACGGCACGATCGAGCAGCAGGAAACGCCCAGTCAGGATCGGTTCAAGATCAAGGTCAATGGTCGTGAAATGGAATTGACCGCCGAGGAGCTGATCGCTCGAGCCCAAAAGGTCGAGTCTGCGGACGAATATTTGCGTAATGCGGCAGAAGCTGTTAAAAATGCACAACAGTTGGCTCTATCCCCACGGGACGAGCCTGAGAAGGTCGATAACGACGATCTAGCGCTGGCCCGCGCTATACAAATGGGCAGTGAAGATGAAGCGGTACAGGCAATCCGCAAGCTAAAGACGCGGCCATCCGAGATCACGCCGGACGCTGTGGCAAAAGTTGTCGATGAGCGCCTGTCGTTTCAGCGAGCAGCTGAGTGGTTCAATGGTGAGTACAAGGAGCTTTTGGCCGACCCGTTTCTCAAAAAGTTGGTGCTGGATCGAGACGCCGAATTGGCGCAGCTCGAGCCTAACGCGCCATATACCGACCGCCTAAAGCGCGTCGGGGATGAGATCAGGGAATGGAATCAAAAGCGAGTTGGTACTCCGAAGTTGGACAAGGCCGCCCGCAAGGCTCAAGTCGCCCCGGTTCCGTCTGCCGCTAGCCGGCAGAACAGCCAGGTCGAGGAGGAGTCGGACGACAGCCCCGAGAGCGTCATTGCGATGATGGCGAAGTCTCGAGGCCAAGCGAGATCGGTTCAACATTAACGTCTTTGGAGTAACACAACATGGCAGGTCAGGTATGGGCTGTTAGCAGCCTCGGTGGCTACTTGTATAGCCGCCAGCTTTCCAATGTGCTGCGAATGACTGTGCAGCCTTTGGTCAAATTTCGTCAGTTTGCTGACGTTCACGATATTTCTCAGCAGGGCAAGAAGAAGGGCGACACGTTCACTTGGGACGTGGTGTCTGACGTTGCGACTGCGGGCGCGGTGCTGGTCGAAACCAACACGATGCCGGAAACCAACATCACGATCACTCAGGGCACCCTGACGATCACGGAAGCCGGTAACTCGGTTCCTTACTCGGGCAAGCTCGACAATCTGTCGAAGTTCCCGGTCGAGGACATCATCAAAAAGGCGATGAAGAATGACGCCGTTAAGTCGTTCGATCGTCTTGCTTGGGCGCAGTTCAACCAGACGCTTCTCCGTGCCATCCCAACGGGCGGCACCTCGACGTCTGCGGTGACTTTGTACACCAACGGAACGGTGACTGGCACCAATTCGGTCGCGTACAACAACGCTCACGCGAAGTCGATCGTTGACCAGATGAAAGAGCGCAATATCCCGGCTTACATCGCGGACGATTACTACGCGATCGCATGGCCGACGACGCTGCGTACCTTCAAGAATAACCTCGAGACGATCCACCAGTATTCGGACACGGGTTTCAACCTCATCATGAACGGCGAGATTGGCCGTTATGAGAACGTCCGATACATCGAGCAGACCAACATCGCCAAGGGAACCGGCACGGACGGCGTGACGACTACCGCGTGGACGACTGGTAACTCGGACTGGATCTTCTTCTTTGGTAATGACACGGTGGCCGAAGCCATCGCGGTTCCCGAGGAAATGCGCGGCAAGATCCCGACGGACTACGGTCGGTCGAAGGGTATCGCCTGGTATTACTTGGGCGGTTTTGGAATTGTCCACACGCTTGCGATCAATACTCGCATCGTGAAGTGGGACTCGGCGGCTTAAGGAGCAGCAAAAATGTCACTTCAAAACACTGTTAAGAACGCTGCGTATGACAACCCGGCCTATCTGGCTCGAGGCGCTTTTTCGAGCGTCACGGCTGCCGGCTCGGGCGGTGTGTCTGGTAAGTTCGTCGCTCACGCCAACCTGTTGTTGTTTGGGCTGACCGCCTACACCACGACCGCTGGCACCTCGACCTATACCGCCACGCAGTATTACGGCTCGCAGCAGGGCACCTCGACTTACGCCACGGTTCACGCGAACACGACTCAGCTCTCGCTGGTTCGTATCACGAACACCGCGACCTTTGGCGCGGCCCCCGCATTGTCGACCTCCACGATCGCGACTCTGTACGCTGACAACTTTTACACCAACGGTACGGCTACCGGCGGCGTGGGTTCTTATTCGCAGCTCGCGCTTAACACCAGCACCGGCACCGCCGGCCTTGGTGGCGTGGCGATCAACTTTGGCGACCAGATCTATGTGCTGAACGGAACCGATACGTCGGCGGTCAATTTGGTGACGATCGACTATGCGATCGCGCCGCTCGCCAACGTCGTCGCCTAAGGAGAACGATCATGCCGAATATCAGTCAGGGTAAGAAGCAATACGAAACTCCGCAGGTCACTCCGGATCAGCTCGCCACCAAGATCTATGGTGACATGGCTCCGGATCGTCATGACATCATCAAGTCCGCCAATGCGAGAGCGCAGAAGCGACACGAGATGAAGCGTCAGGAGCTTGCGGACGTTGAGACGCTGCCGGAAAGCGCTCAGATGATTGGCGATGAGATGGTTGGCGTCCGTGACAACGGATACCTTGCCAAGAAAGGCCTCGAGTTTGGCGTCAACGCGTTCTACAACACGCTGCCGCCAGGCACCGACATTGAGGATCAGGAGCTTTCCGACATCCGCAAGATGGAAATGGTCGCGTATGACGGTGGCTTGGGTTACAAGGGCGATGGTTGGTCGAAATACAAGGCGCCCGGTAGCCAGTTGACCCGCTCGATGGACGATGGCCGTAGTTCGGAAACGAACTATCTTGGTAAGCACGGCGTTTAAGAGGGCTAGTCCATGAACAAGATTGTCCAAGAGAAGTTCCAGGTTAATTACCGTGACGTCCCAGAGGACAATACTTGGGTATCTGACAAGTCCGCTCGAACGAAGAAGATGATGCCGGGGAGGGAAGGCCTCCCCGGCGGTGATGGCGACAGCCGTTTCTCGATGAATGCCGTGATGTACAACGTCCTGCCCTCAGGCACAGACATCGAAGATCAGGAAGTCGTCGACATTCGCCGATTCAATCACTCGATCAATGGAAATTTTGCCGTTGGACACAATGCCGGCGATCTTTCCAACATGGAATTGAACGCCGAAAGTCTGCGTAAGGGTTTTGACAAGAAGAAGCTCTTGATGACGGACGATGAGTACACTCGCGAACACAATGACCCGTTTTACGATGACGTGGGCGGTTTTGTAGAACGCAACAATATGCTGGACAGGATTTAAGCCATGACTATTGCGGGCGTTAATCCGGTGGTGCAGGGAAA